GCTGTCCGAGCTGGTGTGCCAGCAACAAAATGCTCAATGAGGCGGCCTGAAATACGCCCAGACAAACGTGATCTCTTTATCCTCATGGTTTCCCCTAATACGGAGAGAGATCTATGTCAGCCCCTTATCTTTTGTACAACGGTATTTTGAAAGACAAGCGGCCAACAGGCGGTAACGTTTTGACGACAAAAATCCTTGATTCCTTGGAGCCGCACGATGGCCCCAAGGTGATCTATGGTGAGCGCACCATGTTCGGTGACAGCCGACTGAAATCTGAAAATATTACGTTCAAACTCACGCCATACCATGTGAAAGGTAGATAGCCATGTTCAAGCTGAAGACATACCAAAAACACACCCTTGATGCGTTGGCAGAATACCTTGAAAATGCACGAGTTAAAGGGGCGCAGGGGGCTTTTGAGGAATACGTGTCGCTTAACCCCACTGATGTGCTCCCCCAACGCTACGTTCCCTTCAAGGACTTGGAGGAAGTCCCTCATGTATGTCTTCGATTGCCAACAGGCGGTGGAAAGACCGTCCTTGCCGCCAAGAGTGTTGGTATCGCCGCTGATAAATACATGGAACGGGACTATCCATTGGTGTTGTGGCTTGTTCCTTCCAACACGATTAGGACCCAGACGGCAGACGCATTGAAGAAACCGGACCATCCCTGCCGGGAAGCTTTGAATGACGCTTTCGGCGGCAATGTGGATGTCTACGACATAACGGAAGTCAATCGCATCCGTTCGCAGGATTTGGCAGACCGGGCGTGTGTTGTCATTGCCACGTATCAAACCCTGCGTGTTGCCGATGCCAACAAGGAGAAGCGCAAGGTCTACGGCAACAACGAAAACTTTGAACCGCACTTCAAGGGGCTGCCGAACATTGCCCCTGGGCTGGATCGGGATGAAAACGGGCAGGTCTTGTATTCTTTCGCAAACCTTCTTCATCAGCTTCGACCGTTAGTCATTGCCGACGAAGCGCATCAGGCCGTGTCAGAACTGTCTGATGAGATGATGTTACGTATCAATCCATCCTGCATTCTTGAATACACGGCCACCCCTGTTGAGAGTAATATCCTGTACCGGGTCTTCGCATCCGAGTTGAAAGCAGAGGAAATGGTCAAGCTTCCGTTTGCCCTGACCGAGCATGGGAACTGGGAACAGGCTGTGTCTGGGACTGTGCAGACTTTGGCCATGCTTGAAGAGAAGGCCAAGCTGGATACGTTGGGATACATCCGGCCCATAGCCTTGTTGCAGGCGCAAAGTTCCAATAAGCCTGTAACGGTAGAAGTCCTTAAGAAACACCTTATTGAAAATGAAAATGTTGCCGAGGACGAGATTGCCATTGCTACCGGGGAACAGCGAGAACTTGACGATATTGATTTGTTCGACAAGACAACGAAAATCCGCTTCATCATCACCATCAAGGCACTGAAAGAGGGGTGGGATTGTTCTTTCGCCTACGTGCTTTGTTCGGTGGATAACATTTCTTCGGCCACGGAGGTCGAACAGCTACTTGGGCGTGTCATGCGCATGCCGTATGCCACCCGCCGCCCTGTGCAAGAACTGAACAAGGCCTATGCCCATGTGGTTGCCAGCAAGACAAGCCGCTTTTCCGTTGCCGCCGAACAGATGCACGAGAAGTTGACCGAAATGGGCTTTGGCTACGAAGAGGCCGCAGAGAGCATCGAAGTCACCTTGCCTGGGGTTGATACCAGCAATCTGCCAATGTTCAGGGAACCGGCACCGCTTGAAGTCGTTTCCCAGAAAGCCCCCAAACTGGACGGGCTGGATGCCGAAGAGGTGAAGCGAGTAACCATCACCAAGACCGATGACGGCGAAGTCAAAGTCAGCATCAAGGGCAGTGTCAGCCCAGAGCTTGAAGAGCGGCTGGTTGCCGCTGTACCCACGAAGGAGAAAGATGCGATCAAGCGGAAGGTTGCTATACACAGGGTAAAAACCAGGACTGCATCGAAGCAAAGCGCATCCCAGAAAGGAGACGTCCTCAAGTTCCCCCGGCTGTGCGTCGAGGTCCAAGGTAGTCTTGAGTTCGCCGAGCCAGAAACCATTTTGAGGGCAAGCGGCTGGAACCCGCTGGATAGCGGGGAGGTGCTGACGGAAGAGGAATTCAAGTACGACGAGACTGCAAAGACTTTTATTTTTGATTTGAAGGATGAACGGCTTGAGTACAGACCCGACACGGCGCAAGAACAGTATTCACTTTTGGTAAGCGCAACGGAGTGGGCTGATACGAGCTTGGCCCGCTGGTTGACCGATCGTATCAAAGATGAGGATACCATGTATGCCGACCTGCTTGAGTTCAATCGTCGCAGTGTCGAAGCGTTGGTGAACAGGGGGATCGAACTCCCCGTGCTTGGACGGGCCAAATATGTACTTGGCAAGGCCCTTGAGGAAAAGCTGAAGCGATTGAAGTTGAAAGCCCGTGAAAAGGGCTTCCAGCAACTACTTATGGCCCCTGATGCCAAGGTGGAACTGTCCCTGCCCCACGCCTTTACCTTCAAGGAAGGGATGTACCCGGAGACGTTCCCCGCTTACAATGGTCACGCCGTTTTTGAGAAGCATTTCTTCCCGGTGATCAGAGACATGAAGCACAAGGGCGAAGAGTTCCAGTGCGCCCAGATCATCGAGCGACACCCCAAAGTCAAGACGTGGGTGCGCAACCTATCCAACCAGATTGAAACGTCATTCTGGTTGCCCCTGTCCTCTGGCCGCAGGTTCTACCCGGACTTCGTTGGAATGCTGGATGATGGCCGTATGTTCGTCATCGAGTACAAAGGTAAGCCTTACAAGACGAACGACGACAGCAAGGAAAAGAACTGCGTCGGTGAGTTGTGGGAGCGTAAGTCGGATGGTAAGTGCCTGTATCTGATGGCCGTCGAGGTCGATGACGATGGGCGGAATGCTGAACAGCAGATTAAGGACAAGTTTGTCTAGAGCAAAGAGGCCTGATTTCTAATGGACCGGTGTCCCACTGTCCCGTCCCTTTGGGGGCGGGACAGTGGGACACCGCGGTTTAGGCTTCCTTGATTTCTGTCATCAGCCTGTGTGTCCTGGACTTGGATAAGCCAAGTTCTTCGGCAATAGCCCGCACGCTCAAGCCTGCGTCCATGAGTTCAGTGACCTTCTCGCGCTGTTCGTTGTGGTAGTCAGAGACTTTCCAGAAGAGTTGGCCTTCATCACCTGAACACAGCTGTGCGCAGAAGGGCTTGGCCATGTCGCCGGTGAAGCCGCGCGTTTTTTCGAAGAGGATATCCATGCGTGCGCCTTGTTCCGCTTCGTAGTCGGAGGGCTTCTTCAAGGCAACGACCGTGTTGAGCGCATCTTCCTTTTTGGAAGTCCCACGTTGCTGGCCCCCTTTCCCTGCATGGTGGATAATCAAAACCGAAATCCCCTTGGACTTGAGGCTTCTCAGCCACACATCCATCGTTTTCCACGATTCGGAACTGTTTTCTTCGCCCCCTTGGCAGAGGGTGCTGAGGTTGTCGATGATGAGCAAATCGACACCATTGAGGTGGGCTTCCACCATGGCCTGTCCGTGCCGAGATGAGATGTCGGGCATCGGACCGTCTTGGAGGTCGGGAGTGATGATAATGAGGTTTTCGGGGTGAGAGATGATCCCCCCCGAGGCGGCAGTAAATGCACGCAGCCTTTCCTGCAACTCGACAGCCGCCATTTCGCCATCCAGGTAGAGTACGCACCTAGGCTTTTCCGCTACCCACCTTCCAAACATGGTGCCGCCTTCCGCAATGGTCAGGGCGATGGTCAGGGCAACCTGTGTTTTTCCGAACCCCCGTTGACCATAGAGCATGGCCAAGGTTTGGTTCGTGATCCACGGCGACAAGAGCATTTCCTGTTCAGGGAGTTCCAGGGCAATGAAGTCCTTGAAGTTGGATGCAACGAGCCCATGCCCCGGTTGGGCCGGCGGGAAAGTGCCGCCGCCTTCAAGCTGCCGCCGGACTTCTTCGATGCCTTCACCTACGTGGAGGTCGTTGAAGTCGGTCTTGCCTTCGGGAGTTTTGAAAGTGGGGAATACGACCAGGCCATTGCATGCTGCGACCGCTTCCATGGCGTACTTGCGCCCCGGATTGCCTTCTTTGCTGTGGTCGTCGTCACCGGCGATGATGATTTCTCTGGTCGGGAACATCAGTCGAACGACCTGCGCCACGTGTTTTAGGTTCCAGCCGCAGAGGGCGCAATAGACAGGCTGGCCTGTTGCTTCGTGAACGGAGAGGCCCGTTGCAACGCCTTCGGCGATGTAGATCACGCCATCGGGCTTTTCCGTGGCGATAGGGAAGAAGCCTCCTTCGACCTTGCCATCCGTGAGAAATCTCTTGGTGCCGTCGCTGTGGACGTACTGCAAAGATTGCAGTTCAAGAGGCAGGTGGATTTGGGTTTGGTCGACCCCGTAGAGCGGAAGCACCAAGGTAGATTCTTCAACCCGGAGATCGCCAGCGGGAGTGACCCCCTTGGCCGTAATATACGGATTGTTGTCAACCCTGACGGAAGCACCTTCCATGGTTCGTTTGGCTTTGGCGATGGCCCTACGTTTTTTGTCTTCGATGGCTTTCTTTGTCCTTGCGCGGCTTCTTTCCTGGCGTTTGACTTCTTCGGGAGTAAGAGGGGTGTCCGAGTCCGCCCGCCAGAAGCAACTGGTCCCATGCTTATGGTTGAAGCCCCAACCATACGGGACGGCACAATCGGTGTGGATGATGTAAGAACCATCTGTGCCGTTTTCCTTGCCTTTCACACCGCAGCGGTGGAATGTGCAATCGGCGATGACTTCCCTGAACTTCAATCCCAGTTTTGCATCCATCGTCATGATGAACTGGCGTTCGTGATCGCTACGCATGCGCACCCCCTTCAAGCCAGGCGTCGACCCAATCCAGGAACGGGTCGCGGACGACGAGGATGCGTCGGCCAGGTTGTTTGAAGCATTCCGCAGGGATTTTCCCTTTGCGGCGCAAATCGCGGATGGTGGCCCAGGAAAGGGCGCCGTAGGTGCATTGTTCCGCAACTTTCCCGGTAAACATTTCCGGGAGGGAGGTGCGGAGGGCCTTGGTCGTTTTTGCCATGTTTTTACTCCTTGGTTGAGGTTCAACATGGCAAAATCATGGTCGTAACCATCTGACTTTACAGCGAATTAGATTTTAAAAAATATTGCGCCCAAGGCTTCAGATATGAACTGGGCCTATGAGGTCGCTGTCTTTGTCTAACTGGCACTGAAACTGGCACTGAATTGGGCAAAATAAAAGGTGGTCACAGATTTTATATCTGTAACCACCTGATATTCTTGGAGCCAGAACGGGGAGTTGAACCCCGGACCTACTGATTACGAATAGGTCGGCGGATGGCGTGGATAAAGGGTTTCCGGGCGACAGGGACCCGATAGGGACTTCGGACGTCCGGCAAGGTCGGTTTTGTGCAAGCCACCAGCACCCCCTTCACCAGCCCTTGGCCCGCGCCGGTTGTGGAAAAAATGGCGTGCCATTTGTCCCCCGAAATATGGTCCCCTTATCCCTGTTCGACAAGTCCTCGGATTTGAAAAACTGACGTTCAATGTACGCGGCTCTAGGGCATACTGATTTTCGATCAGTACGTCTTGTCCCCCCAAATCTTGGCGCGGACTTGCGCGGCCTTGCAACTCGCGCAAAAGTGCCTGCCTGTTTAACTACTTACAGCCGCGCGGGTTCCGGAGCCGTTTGGCGGGTCCTGGTCGTTGCGCAAAAAACGGACGAGAACGCCCGAAGGCGGGAGCGGAGGAGTGATTTTTTTGGGCGGTAGTGTTATCGGTCCTGGCAATTGTGTCACTGTGTATTAATGGAGGAGGTACGGTAATGTCAGAAGATAAAGAGCGGACCAAGGCGAACGGCGAGAATACAATTGATGATCCCTGGAACGATGAAAAGCCAGCCAAGGAAGGCTGGCCGAGGGGCGTTCGGGAGATGCCCTGGTTGTTTGGGAATGAGGGTATGCCTTGGGGATATGACCGCGATGGCTTCGTTTACTTCAAGGGTAAGCAGTTGGCCCTGAAGAAAAAGGTCACATTGCGGCGGTTTGAGCAAGTTTTAGCCGTTCTGACCACTGCCGCGGCTATTTGTGTAGCGGTTGTCGAGCTGCTGGCGTTCTTGGGCTTCTCGTCACCCCAGAACTGCCACTAGCCGCTAAGTGTGGTCATGTTGCCCTTGAGGGTCCCGACGTCGGTGGAGTGCTGGGCCAGCTCGCCCTGCTGGTCACAGGCCGCTCCCAGCGTGGAGTGGGTGTGGTCGGCCAGGTCCTGAAGGGCGCAGCGGACTTCCTCCATGAAGCTGATGATGGTGGGCAGGAGGCTGATGCCGCCAGCTTGCCCCATGCGGATGGACGTAGCCTGCAGGTTGATGAAGTCGGCGGTGATGACTTTGGAATCCGTCACCTGCTCGGTGGAGCTGCCGCCGACCGTGGCGGTGAGGTCCCCGCCGATGTCGGAGGTGATGTCTCCCCCGGTGGACTCGGTACGGTTGCCGCCCACGTCCTCGGTCCGGTTCCCCTGGACCGTCTCCTCCATGTTGCCCTTGATCATGCCCACATGATGCCGTCCGGTGACTTCGTGCCGGTCCTGGGCGGCGGTCATGGTCACATCCCTGGCCGTGACCAGGTTGATGTTGTCCACGGCGACCAGGTTGGCGGATGCGCCGGAGCGGAACCGAAAAGCGCCCATGGCCTCTATCACCTTCGAGCCGCCGACTTCCTCAATGCTGTTCTCGTGGATCGTGCGCAGCTCCCGCGCGAAGTCGTCCAGGTTCTCAACGGCCTGGGCCACGCGGCGCAGACAGGCGTCGGTGATGTTCCCGTTGGTGGTCCGGCTCCAGTTCCCGTCGCGGTCTGCGACCTGGGCCACGCCGGGGGACTGTTGCCACCGCTGTTCGCCGTCCTTGACCGGGGGAAGGTTGAACCCTTGCGGGTAAATCTGGCGGATAAGGGGAATGTCGGGCCGCCCGTATGCGAAGCTGACCACCACCAGCGCGCCCGGCTCCGGGAATGCGAACACCCCGGATTCGTGCCCGCAGCCCATGGGGACGGGCAACGGCACGGCCTCGTAAACGGGATAGGCTTCATCCACCTCGCCGTCGGCGGTCAATACTTCGATGTCCACGGCGTATCGCGGGCGGTAGCGCTCGGAGGCGGCCCCGTCTGCCGGAGCGTCATTGATGGCCAGGACTCGCGCGAAGCGGTCGAGGTGCAGACCGGCGGTCAGCTCCGGGAAGATTTTCAGGATAATTTTCTCAATCTGCTTTCGCATGTGATCACCATGTCGTGTCCGGTCAGTTGGACGCTGTCGAGATATTGCCCGTTGAGGAGAATGCCGGGCCTGAGTTGCGGCATGACCGGCCCTTTCTTTCCGCCCGTAGCCGTGACTTTCGTGAACCGGCTCTCCGCGATGGTCACCGGCCTGGTTGCCCATCGGGAGTCGGCCCAGGAGCCGACGAAGACGGACCCGTCGCCCTGCTGTTGCCAGATGTAGTCCGTGATCCCGAAGATACCGCCCAGAGAATTGAGGCCGTGGAACCCGTCCCCGAAGGTGTAAAAGGCCGGTGTCCGCCGGTCCGCATAGGGCTTGTCGGGCACGACGAACCGCAGGCCGGTTGCGTCGGAGTACCATTGGACCACATCCTTCAAGGTCGGATGGCGCAGGGCGGCGTGGAGCTGGTTGTACAGCACGCAGCTCAATTCCCGGCACCGGAGCCGCTGTTGCCCGCTGTCCACGGTCTGACTCTCGCGGATCACGCCGATAAAAAACACCTGGTCCTTGTCCTGTGTGGAATAGCCGACATCCAGGCGGACGAGCCCCTCCAGAGACGAAGCGCTCTGCACCTGGAACGTGGCGCGGCCCGGAGAATAGAGCGACAGGGTGACGTCCTCCTCGACCAGCTTGACCGGCTCGCCGTTGATATAGAGGGTCTTGCGGAGCTTCATGCCAGGGCCTCATCCAGAGCGGCAAGCACCTTCTCGAACCCGGTCAACGGCTCCTCCGTGGCCGAGGCCGTTTCCGCGTCGTCGGTCGTCTCGGTTGCGGTCCCTTCGCTCGTCTGCGCCACGGCCTCGGTCTTCTCCTCGCGCTGTTCGACCCGTTCCGGGATGGACAGGTACTCCTTCAGGGTGAAGCTCACGTCCCAGGCGCGGAGGCCGTCCTTCTCCTGGAAGGAGATGTTCTCAGCGAATCGAACCTGCCGGACACCCAGCGCGTTGGCGGTGTCGTTGGCTACGGTGTAAATCTTGCGCGACCCGTTGTCCTTGGCTTCGCTGACCCTACTCAGTTCGCGCAGGGCGTCGATGTCCTTGAACGGTATGGACAGGGCCACACTCAACTTTTTGGCCTTGGTCCCCTTGTCCACCTCGTCCGTGCTGCTGGTCTCGCCGGACGCGTCCGAGGCTTTGATGTCCATGCTCACGCCAACGGTCAGCGCGTATCCGGGAACGACGTAGTCGTCCAACATGAGGAATTTGTTCATAGGCCAAGGGCCTCCCTGATGAGGGTCGTCTGTTCGTTCGTCCCAATCCAGGCGCACATGGCTGCCAGGGCATACCCTTCCACAGGCGGAGCATCCCCAAGCAGTTGGCGCCGTATGGCCGCGTGCCCCCCGTCAAGAACCAGGCCGAGGCCGGCACCGCCTTCAAGGGCCTCGGAAAGAGCTTCCCAGGCTTCGGTCGCGGCCAGGATGTGGGCCTCCTTTCTCGATATGAGCGCGGCCAGCTCGTCGTCGGGCCTGGTCGTTTCCAAGGCGTATGCCTCGCTGATAGCGGCCATCGTCCCCACGGCCCGACCAGCCGTCGAAAGCGTGCTGTTTCGCGCCGCCGAGGTCTGGCCCCATCCTGGGCGGAGCGGGCCGTCCGGGTTGAGAAGCTTGTCCGTCTCCAGGCTCGAAAGCCACCCGGCCCGCCTTTGGGCCAGTTGCAGTGGGGATATGGGCAGCAGGGCGTTGAACGCGGCCAATGTGGAGGCAAATCCAGCGTGGTCCACGCCCCGGAGGAGGAGGAGCACGGCGGTGGTCTCGTCGTCCTGCGGCAGGTCTGCGGGGTCCGAGAACTTGGCGGCCATGGCCTCGGCAGCCTGTTGCGGCGTCAGGTAGGCGTAATCCCCGCGCCGGTCTCCGATGGGGTGGATATAGGGGTGAACACAGGCAATGCGGCCACCCGAAAGCATGAGCGAGTCCATGGACTCGCGCAGGGCGCTGATTCCATCGGTCACGGCCAGGGTCGGGTTGGTCGAGACGGCTGCCGCTCCGAGAACGCCGGAGAGCCGGTCCTTGCTGGTGCCCAACTGTGTTGAGGCAACGTCAAGTTCCCTTTGCAGCACACCCTGCATGCCCTGCAGGGTGGCCGGGATGGAGAAGGCCACGTCGGTCCAGTACATGGCTTACCTGGTCGGAATTATGGTTTTCGGCATATTGTTCGTTGACTCAGTCGTCGGGGAACAGTCAGTTGCGTGCCACATCTTGACCTCTATGTCCTGCTGACCTCGTACCATCCATCGTTGATGAAGATGAGGGACAACACGCTCCCCGGGGTCGCCGAATAGGTGCTCTTGAGATTGATATTCCCAGAGGTGGACACCGTCAGTGATCCGCTGAACAACAGCGAGACACGTCGCCCCTCCCATTCGCACCTGCGATTTGACAACGTGGCGACCGACGCAATGTTGTTGATCGTCGTTGTCCCTGTGACGATAAACGTGTCGAATACTGCCGGGAGCACTATATCACCGGTTGAGGCGACACTACGCGAGGATTCGCAGTCGTTATTGGCAACTGTGTCGTTCTTGGTCGTGTGTGCCAGATAAATACAATTGTCTGCCGTTGCATCCTGAAAACGACATCCAATTATGGATACACGATAAACTGCGTCGGTCCCAGCGGATCGGATGCCCCGGTAACTGTTGCCCTTAAATGCGCACCCATTGAACATGAGGTTGCTTCCGCCAGCAAGGTTTACGTCGGCGAATGTCCCGGAAGAGGTGTTGCTGTCCTCAAAAGAGCACCCGCTGAAAACGATATTATCACCGCTGGCGATGACAACGCCGTTGTCGTCGGTGTTCTTGATTTTGCAGCCGGTAAATTGTATGTCCTGGGGCTTCGAGCTTACTACGCCCTCAATCCAGACCGCTGTGATAGCGGCCCCACCGACAGTGCATCCGACAAACTGGTGCCCGCCCGTATATTCTGACGTCAGATCCGCATTGGTATCGTAGAGTATTCCATACTCGGTGACACCGGCCTTGGGATCAATGCGGCAACCGGAGACGACAACTCCTCCGATGTTGAGATTGGCCTGCGCCGGTGAAAACCTGACGGTTTGGTATTCCCCGCCGCCGAAATAGCTGCCGGACGCATACAGTCCGTCGCACGCTCGGACCAGCAACGTGTCCTCAGCCCCGAGACCGGAAGGACGGAAGTTGCAGCCCTGGAAGAAGATCGAATTCGGCTCATGGTAGTACAGGCCGTCTGCTGCATCGAGCACCGCATTGGGATTGGTTGACACGATTTCCCGCCGATCCACAACGCAACAAGCTGAATCGGATTGCAACGCTGTGTTATTGGCCCCCTGGGTAATATCCACGGAGGCAACTATGACCGTGCTGGGGTTGCCAAGGAGTACCAATCCCCGCCAGAATCCGTCGATATATACGTTGGAAACCAGAGAGTGTCCGTAGGCATCCACAAGGATTCCGATTCCAGATGTCGGGTTGCCCGCAGAGCATTCGACCGTCAAATCCTGTACAAACGCCCTGTAACCCCACTGCGTAATGGGGTTGGGGCGCTGGATTATCACGGCGGTGATGTCCGTTGTCGCCAGGATGCGCGTGGCACCAAGACCAGCACCACGCAAACCTACGTAATTGGCGCTGATCCTCAGAGGCGCACTGATAAGATACGTTCCGTCGGGAAGCCATACGCATCCACGGCCAGCCGCTTCCGCTGCATTGATGGCCGCCTGGATGGCCTCCGTGTCGTCGGTCACACCGTCGCCCTTTGCGCCGAAATGGGCCGCCGAAAACCTGTAATCATCAGTTTCATCCAGATCGATGATGTCCTCGGCGTAATGGATATGTGTTTTCCCTGCCACCAGTCCGGATAATTCGCCGCCCAATGTCTTTGCCCTGAGATCGGTCACGGTCCCGTCTGCGGCGATCTCCGCGATCTTCTGCCCGTAGTGGTTGTCGTTGACCCCGTCCTGGTAATCGCCGGGGTCGGCGTAGACGATGGAGGCCACGGCCACCCGGTCGGACCCTTGCGGCTGGAGCGCGACATCGAGGAATACTTCGGCGGGGAGGTCCGGGGCGATGGTCTGTTCAAGGTCGAGCGAGATGCGCACGCCTTCGACGTAGGCCGTGCCGGGCTGCACCTTGAACGTGCCCCCGTCGTTGACGACCAGGTAGGCGTCCCCGAAGAAGCACGCCCCTCCGTATATGTCCATGTTGGACAGCCGCTCCCGCTCGTCGATGCCCTTGAGTCGGGCGGTGAAGTCGATCTGCCAGGTGGACGCCTCGACCGTGATGGCGGTCACGTCCTGGATGCCGGAGTATTCCAGCATGAAATTCCTGGTGATGGCGTTGCCCATGGTGGGATGGGCCGTTGCCCATTTCGACAGGGTCGGCAGGTAGGTGATGGCGATGACGGTATCGTCCGCCGAGCTGTACAGCCCGACCCAATTGAAGTCGAAGTCGCCGATGTCGGAGGTCAACAGCATGGAGAACACGACCTGGTTGGGGTTGATGTACCCCTTCCCCTCCGCCGGGATGGTGTACTCGTAGACGATGTCCCCGGCGTCGGGCATGCCCTCGGTGCGGTCCACTGCGACAGCCGGATCAACGCCGTCCACGTTGGCGAGGATGAACTTGTCGATGACCAGCCCGGCTTCCTGGTTCTGCTTCAGGGCGATGAGGGCCTCGCCCGCGTTGGTGATTGCGCTGCTCATGGTGGCTCCTTACAGCTTGGCGGCGATGACCGCAGAGTCGTTGTTGAATTCGTTCAGGCGCGGGCCGATGACCAACGGCGGCACGGTCGCGCAAATCGTCTGGTAGTCGTTGTCGAAGGTTTCCAGCCTCGCGGCGATGGTCAGGGGGGTGATGATGGTCCACTCGTACCGGCGGCAGGTCCGCCCGTAGTGCTGGATGAGAACCTGCAGGAGGTCCTGGTTGTCGGCGAGCTGGGTGTCGGAGAGGTGGATGGCCAGCACGTCCCAATCGCGCCCGTCCATGCGCTCCTCGACCTCGACGTACCCGACGCCGAGGCGCTGGAATATCCGCTTGAATCCTTCCACGGACCCCGCGTCCCTGGCGTTGACATAGGCGTACTTCACGCGCTTGCGGAAGAGGTCGAGCGATTCGCCGTCGAACCTGCCTATGTCCCGCTGCCAGGCAACCAGGTTGAGGACCGATTCCGAGCAGGTTTCGGGGTCCATCTGGCTCACCGGCCACACGGCCCAGCCCATGAGCAGGCCGAACCATCTGCGGGCGGCCTCGGCGAGCTTCTTCAGCTCCGGGCCGGACATCCAGAACGGCAGGGATACGGTGGGGGTGGTTTCGTCGGCCATTTATGCCCCCAAGGTCACGGTCAGGGTTCCGAGGACGGGCAGCTCCATTTCGGACACGATGTCGCCCGTGCGGTCGAACTCGACGGACAACAGTTTCGGCAGAGCCGCGTGGAGGTCCTTGTCGAGTTGCGAAAGCGAGAACCTGGACCACGGCCAGGTCTGTGTCATGTCGAAGTCGGTGTTCTCCCTGAAGGCGCAGCGGACCCGGTCCTCCACATCCTGCAGGAGCGCGGCTTCTTCCTCCTCGGTCAGGTTGGGGATGGGGTAGACGGTGATTCCGAGGTCGTGTTGCGTCTCCGGCATGGGATAGCAGACCATGTCGTCGCCGTGGCCGTGGTTCCCGGAGTCGCGGACGTACACATTGATGTTGTCCACGAACTCCTGGGGGGGCGCGCCGGTGCCGAGCATGATAAAGCAGTTCGCCGTCCCAGGCCCGCGCGGTCCGTCATGCTCGAAGAAGAGGTAGTCGGTACGGATGCCCGCGTATTCGG